GGAATCCACCATACTCTTAATTTATCCATTCTTTTTTACCTACCTTTCACTATGAAATATCCATTTCTAATTAATCATTGCTCCATTCACCATTTAGCAATTTATTTATTTTTACTTTATTTATATCCTGGTCGTTAAGGGTGATAGATGAAATACCTTTAAATTTCTCAATTAATTTTTCTCTTGGCATATCCCAATTAAACACTCTTAAATATGTCATTACATCTTCTTTTTTCACATATTCTCCGCTTGTAAAATCATCATATTTCATTTTACTTTCTCCAATCTTTCCTAACTTTTTATATCTGCATTATTTGCTCCATCAGAGAACCTATCCAATAATTTACTTAATACTTACAATTCTATTAAATTCTCTTTCGGACATAGTACAAGCTGCCTTATTCATTAATACTGTTATCATTCTTACTCCATTGCTGTAGAATCTTCCAATTACCTTATAATTATTCATATTTAATATTCTCCTATCCTAAATAAAATAAGCCGTTGAATATTTCTACTCAACAGCTTAACTCTTTGTTACTATTTAATTTTTCTTATCTTTTCTGTCATAATATCCAGCATCAATTCTTCGATTATATTCTCTGGGTGATAAATTATTTTTTGACTGATCAATCATCGCTGCCCTCCAATCAAAATCCTTCGATACTGGCTTAACAGTTTCCTCCTTGATAATCATAAAAATAATATAACAAATACCAAATAACACAAAAATAACACCCATTCTTTAAATCCTCCTTAAAATTATAATATAAATTCACGTCTCATTGTTATTATTCTAATTCTATCATATAATTTTAAATTTTGCACTATATATCCAAGTATTATAGTGATCCATAGTAATGAACTTTAATACATCCTCAAAACCTTCAACGATATCCGTTGCAAACAAAAAATCCTTTATTATATCCCTCGTAATTATTATTAGGAATAATTGTAAGATACTTTCCATTTTTATGTACCTTATGACCTCTGTTTTTCATCTCTTTCTTAAATTCTTTATAATCAAACATATTCATCACAACCTTTCCATAAAAAATAAGAGACTGGATATTTTCAATCTCTTATATGTTCTCTAAATTATTCAATTATTATAATTTCTCATACTCAATATCTTCTAAGCTGTAAATTCCTAGCTCATCCATAATATCATCACAAAGACAACTTCCATCGCATTCAGCTCCATCATACATAACAGTCATCTCTTCAATATTTAAAACATAACGGCTTTCTTTCTGTTGCTTAAATAACTTTAGTACCTGTCTTAATAAATATTCTTTCCTATCCATAACTTTTCTACCTTTCCTTAAACAAATTCAATGACAATTGCCTTATAAAATACTCCATCGACATTCTCAATCAATATTGTTTCATCCTGATCGCCTGTCATCATTCTTATATCGCTTACGTCAAGTATTACGACTTCTCCATCCATATATAAGTCTTTAAATTTTATTTTCATTTAATAACTCCTTCTGAAATTTCCGATTCATTGGTTATTCGATTTCTTCGTGTATCATAAGAGAATATCCATCCCACAGTTCTACATCAATAACCTTTGACAATTCTTTATACAATTCGGGATGATTTATCTCAATATTTTGAATAGCTGCTATAACCGGTTCGTTTCTATCACCCTTAATTGCAATTTTATTTATTGCATTTACCTTACTTGCCTTCATATTGTTTACCTCTCTTTCCCAGTAAATCATCGTTTCATTCTATTCAACAGGACATTCAAAACAACAAATGTTAGCCTCTTCATAAGTTAATGTAAAAATCATATTCCTTTCTCCGTCTGTATTTTTTAATACGATACAGTCTTCTTTTACATCAATGATTTTGCAGGTTTCCCCATCCATGCATACTAAGCCGCTTGTGGTGTACAAATCGTAATATCCAACATCTCCGTTTTCATTATTTTCTGTATTAATCCATCCACATTCAGCACCAAAATTGTTTTCGTATAATATTTTAATGCTTACAGTTACTTCTTCGCCTGTTATATATCCAATCTTGCAGTTACAAATTTCGCTATAATCAAAACAAGTTCCTGTGTACGATTCAAAGAAGTTATCACGTAATCTTTTGATTCTTACATTGTAATGTTCTCCCTTATAATCAAAGTCAACACGCATATTTTCTAAAAATTCCTTATTTCCATCTGTTAATATTTTTCTTAGATACATAATATTTCCTCCATTCTTACCATTCACCTTAATACAATTAAATCTGCTTCTTCTACATATTTTCTTGCAGCATCGTATCCATTTCTATTAAGTTCACCTTCAATACTAAACCAAAGTGAATCTAAGAAATTGGGAATAGATGCAAAATCTTTATTTGGATATTTTTCCCTATATCGCTTATATGCTATTTTATACAATTCATCTACTAAATCACGTTTCATCATATAGCCTCCAATCTTACCAGTAAATCCTCATTTCATTCACTTTTATTATTTAAAGCATCTATAAGACCTTTCCCATTCTCTATACTAGATAATTTTAATTCTACATCAGCTATCGTACTAGCAGAAACCATTTTAACAAACTCAAATGATACTTGCCCATTATTATTCTCTGCTACTACTTCAAGTCCATGAATTAATGCTTCTAATCCAACTTTCATACCACCTAAGAAAGCTAACTGAATATTATTATCAATTTTTTCCATGTCTGCCTCCATTCTTCTAAAGAAACTCTTGTTTACTGTGCTATTTTAATAACTATTATTTTGTAAAATACTCAACACTCTATCTTGTAATTCTCTCGATGTATCAACTGGGCTATCAATAATAGCCTGACACACTTTATCAATTTCTTCTTGTCTAAAACAAGGATTATTATTGTTCTTACATAATTCACTATAAGCTAAATCAAAAGCTTTTCTTAAAGGTGTTTTTGTTTTTGCTTTCTGCGTTTTATCACAATCTTCTAAGAATTCTTTTAAAATTTCTCTTGCTTCTTCTTTATACATATCTCATCACTCCTTAATCTACTTGAATAATCAATCTAATCTGCTTTCCACCTATACAATCAATAACAATTCCGTTGTCTCCTGTGACATACATATCAGGATAACGACCAACTCTTTTAATTTCATGCGTATCACCAGTTTTCATTTTATCATTAAAGAAATCAAACAATTCGTCCTCAACAGACTGTCTTGTAATTCCCTTCTCAATTTCAAATCCGTCATGACAAAATCCTGTATCTTCTGATAACCAATCAGCAATTTCTTCAAGAGCATATTCTCTATCTTCTTTTCTTTTATATAATTCTTCTAAATCATCAGGAATAATAAGTTCTGTTGGAAGTTCATTTAATACTTCCATATCTCCGTCTGTGTCCCATTTAATATTTATTGCCTTTAACATAATTATTCACTCCTTATCCAATCTTCGTTATTTCCATATAGCAACCATTCATAGCTTTATCATACTGCCTAATATCATAGAGCCAACTAAACGGAACTTTAACAGTTCCCTCTTTTTTCAATTTTTCCATTACTTCTCCAATAGAAAAATAACCCTGCATCCAACCATAACCCGATAAATACTGTTGTCTATCCAAATCACACAGCCTGTCATGATATTTGATTGTATTTTTCTTTAGAAATTTAATATATCTATCAGATAATCCATAATTTTCTTCTGGGTTATCATCACTGTATTCCGACATAACAAATGAATTTCCATGGAATAATTCAAGCTGCCACATTACTTCTCTCATATTATAAAGAGTTCTCGTTATTCCGTTTATTGCAATCATATAATCATTTCGTGTGCCAGGTTCCCAATTCTTTTTACTACATCTTCCGCATTTATATGTATCTGTGTTAATTGTCATCTTATATCTTGCCATAATCATCAACCATCCTTTCCGTTTGAAATTGCTATTTCTTATACCTCCAATATATTCCTTTAAACTTCTACGCATTTAACAGACCATTCAGGATGTCCATTTAATATATACTCAATCTGTTCGTCTCCTTGTAATTCATCACACCAAAACATTACATGTCCAAGTTCGTTTACTATTGCACTTCTATACATTTGCATTACCTCTTAATAATCTTCATCAATACATTCATCAGCTTCACTATAATATTGACCGTCATATCCCTTTTCCTTTAATTTTTCCCAACAA